TCCCCTAGTCCTGTTGCTTTTCTTTTAGCCATTCGTAATCTTCGTTTAAATAATCTTGATAGTCTTCACTAAGTAAACTCTGCAAGTGTGTTTTTGTTCTATTGATGGTGTAGAATATACAAGAAAGTGATATCCCTGTCTCTTTTGATAGTTGACGCATTGACTTGCCACTTGTCACGTATAGTTCGAATAACATTTTATCAAACCAATCTACATTATTAAGTTCGTCTCTAACGCGTTTATTTAGTTCCCCGTATGCAATTATACTTTCGGCCTCGCAAACAGCTTCAGAAACGGTTTTATCTAGTTCAAACGTGGTTGGCTCTTTCTTTAGGAAGTCAAAGTAAATATTGCGTAATGTTATCCATACGAATGACGTTGATATCTTTTGCTCAGGCTTGATGTATTTATCTAATCTAAGATACATTTCTTGAACGACATCCTCTGCTTCTGTTTTAGCACCAAAGGACCGAGCGATATTCACCCAGTCCTTATGTTTTTGTGCTATTACTTCTATTTGCTTAATCATGCTTTGTAATCTTCCAACTTTGAATGGTGTTAAAGAATACACCAGCTTCACGTTTAGACTCTTGAGCTTTCAGATTGTAGTCTACTTCAACCACATCTCCTACTCGATTATACTTTAGAACTGCATCAACTTTTGCTTCACCAAATACCTCGAAGTTACATGATTGTGCATAATCTACGTCATTTTCCATAACGTGAACATATAGCTTTTTGTAGTTTCCTACTTCGATTACATCTCCAATGTGTGTAATCACTCCAATAAATTTACTCATCTTTTACTTATTTAAATTAATTGTTTAAAGATAATAATTTATTTTGATATGCAATGTATGCATCGTATTCTTTTTCAAAATATCCTAAAAACATCTTTTTTTTATTTATAGTTATTTTAGAATGCCATTTATTTCTCGCTTTATCCCAACAGACTCCTTTAAATTTACTTGAATATTTACCTTGAGTTTTATAACAATTATCTCTTTGAGTGATTAATTGTAAGTTTTCCAATCTATTGTCATTTTTCACATCGTTAATATGATCAATTACTAATTTATGACCGCAAGGATTATGATTAAGAAAAGACATAGCAACTAATTGGTGTGTGCTATATTTTTTTATTTTACTATCATTGCACAATGATATATGAGAATACCCTAATCTATCTAAACAATTTTTTAATATTTTATCTTTACGAGTTTTATTATTTCCTAACGACTTTACTCTACCCATATTACTAACCTGGTACAATCCTTCATATCCAGGTACATCTTTAAATATTTCCATGTTTAAATATAAGCATTATTTATTTAATTTTGATGCAATATCCTTCAGTTTCTCTATGTACAAAGTAGCATCAAAAAGTTCTTCCTGAAGATGCTGAAGAAAGTTATCCGTATTGTTTGCATCTAGTGTTGTTCCATACTTCGCTATACCTACTTCTGACCTTGTTTTGTATGCTTCAATTACCTTTGCTACGATTGCATCTTTCGGTGTGAAGTATTGCTTACTTAATTCGTACAGTTGGTCTCGCATTACTTTGTTTTCTGTTTCTACTCTTTTAAATTCCTGAAACATTGCCGTGTTTATTTGTTGCTCAAATTCATACGCTTGCTTTAATTCTTTCTTTGTCATAACTTATTCTTTTATTTTTTGACAACTTGTTATATCATATTCTTTTACAATTTCTTCATTAAGTATTAATTGTAATATTAATTCCGAACTATAATACCCATTATTATATCCATACCCAGGTATTTTAATACTCCAACCTTTTACGGGTATTAATTCAATGCCGTAATCATCTATTTGTCTAAAAAAATTATCATTTGTTAAATCAAATTCTAATCCTTCAAAATCTTTTATGCCTAAGTATGATGTATCTAAATAATGATGCTCACAACAATCCTGCATATGATAACTAATTAACTTATATCCATTATCAAAAATTAATCCTTCATCAATAATCTCTAATACTTTCATCTTACTATTTTTATTTTAATATTAATTACTCCTTGTTCTAATTCAGCTATCTTACTGAATGCTTTCTTGGATAAGTCTAGTGTTATTTTCTTAAAACTACCTGTATCGGTTACTTTAACTATCACACTCTTTCCGTTATCTAGGTTAGTTACTTTTAGTCTAGTACCTAACTTATGTGTATTACTTGCACAAGTCAGTCTATTCATATCATAGATTGCTCCTGAACGCATAACTTTACCGTGGAATGTATCACTATAGTAAGTAGCTTTAAAACTCGTTAGAACGCACCAAACACACATTGCGATTATTAGTTTCATTTGATTCTAATTTTATCTATTACTTTACGAATGTTCTTTGTGATGTAGATATATTGGTCTGACTCTTGTACGTTAATCTCACTTGTCAACGGCTCTACATTTGATTCTAGATACTTGATAAAGTTGTCTATCACATCGTAGTTATTCTCTCTAAAGATGTTGCCCTCTGGCATATCTTCTAACTTCTCTAAAGCTACTTGCATTAAGCATAATACTTGAAACGTATTATTTATTTGTTTATTCATATCTTTTTAAAATTTTCTTCAAAGCATTCTACACTCATTACTATATCTAGTCCTTTATTTGGACGCACTCGGATGAATCCATTGCCACGTAGTAATAACGTGACAATGGTGTTATCTCTCTTATCTAAGTATATTTTTGATTCTTGCATCGTAATCATTTAAAAAAGTTCTTGCATTAATTACCTTCTCTTGCATTGCTTCAATCATTTCTTTATCGTATTCCAACTCAAAACTGTAAAAGCGTTCGTTAATTGGCATATGACTGTAGAATATATCGTTACCGTAATTCGCTTCAGCTGGTGTATCTAACATTACATATACTAACTTTGCTTTCTTTAATCCTAACAAATGCATATACACTTGTAATTGTGCTTCGTAGTCTTTATTGATTGGACTTGTTATAGCATCTAAGAAAGTAACGTAATCCCATGAACATTTAGTATCGATTACAAACTCATCTGTAATAACATCTGGTGTACCTTGGAAATGCTCGTCGTTGAAATGTACTATATTCTTTTCAAGTATACCTAATCCAAATCTCTCAGCACAAATGTCGATAGCTTCATCTTCGCACATATTACCTTTACGGAAGTATTTAGAATCTATCTCGTCACGTACTCCAGATTTTTGTTCTGCATACCACTTCTTTAAGTGTGTAGTCATTGTTGCACCTAATTTTAACTCGTCTTTGCCGTTTGTTAAAAGCAATCCAGCTGCGGATGCTCTATGTCTATACGTTTTATTTTCCATTTTCTAACAATTTTTGTACCGCTTCAGATACGTTATACTTCGTTTTTACTTGCTCTATTGTATAGTTACCACCTTGTAATGCTTTCTTAACCGCATCGAAGTTTGGTGTGTTAGGTTCTAAGTTAGGTAATGCTTTGAAACCTCTTACTCTTATTCCACCAACTATCTTCCCCATCATTCTAATCGTTTCGTCGTGGTATAGTTCAATCTTAGTACCAATCCAATTACCGATGTTTCTAGAATCTGTCAAAGATAATCCTTTTTCTAGTACTAAGTTATTCGCTATCATTTTACGATTAGAACTATTAACTACCATCGGCATTACATCTTCTTCAAACTCTAGGAAGTAGCCATCTGTCTTATTACCTGAGACGTCTATACCCCTAGTGAAGTACGCATCTTTAATTGTAAGTACGCACTTACCTTTTTCTGCTGTAATTATTGCAATGTCAACACCAGCTAAATGCGTATGCTTTCTGTGTTTCATGCAGTCAATGTTATGCTCTTTCATTGTTCTTTAGTATTATTTCAATTAATTCTTGTTCGCTGAATTCCCACATTAAGTATTGCAATAAATCCATTGCTAGTGATACTTGTTGTGGTTTGGTGTTGACTTCTTCACCTAAGATGTAACCAAGTCTTTTAATTTGCTTTAGGTTAGTCTCGTGCTTATCCGTTAAGTTTGCTACTATTTTCATAATTTAATTAATTTTAATACGCTTAACTTCTCTTGTATCATTGTAGTTAAGCTAGGGTATTTATCTAATGCATTCGTATACATTAACTCTAATGACTTTATAGTCTCTACTAGCTCGTCATACTTCTTAGCTTTTGCTTCGATACTTTCTTTTACTAATTCACATTCTCCTGTTGCGTAATTAGTCTTAAATTTTGCTTTTAAATAAGGTGATACACTCATAATTCAAATATTAAATTGTTTCTATATGACAAATATAACTATTTTATTATAATAATATCACATTTCTATAATTATTTTTTGAAATTCTTTTAAGTCTCGAATAAGATAATACTTGAATCCTTGCTTAATTAATTCACTTTCAACGTATTCTTGTAGTTTTGATTGCTTTCCAATAGCTGTTTTAAATTCAACAAAAAATGTTTTCCCATCCTTAAAAAACGTCGCATCAGGATATCCATTGACATTACATCGTATAACTTTAAGCACAAACCAGCCGTTCTTTTTAGCATAAGTAATGCAACTTGCTTGAATTTTACTTTCTGAAGTCATTCTTAAATACGTTTAGTGTGTAGTTCTTTTTACTCATTACAGCTTTATATATCTTATCTTCTATTCCATTTTTTGCAAAGAACCAATATACATTATTTTCTAGTCGATCCATTGTCGTTAACCTATCACGACTTTGCCAATAAGATACAGCACTAAAATCTATATTATAGTAAACCAAAGAAGACGCACGGCTAAGGTTGACTCCTTCGCGACCTGATACGATTTGATAAGCTATTGATTTGGTAGTTGTGTTGAACTCTTCTAAATCCGTTGTAAGTGTATCACCAAATATAAACTCCAAAGCATCTAATTCAGCTTTAAACTTGTAGAATATTGCAATTTGTCTAGCTTTAAACATTGTGTAAATACGGATAGCTTTAGAGTAATCTAGTACAGCAGTATTCCCAGACTCAAACTTTATAGTACCTGAATACAATTGATGTAATTTACTCATTAATTTAACCGATGTGTCGCCTAAAATAACTTCTTGCTTACCTTGTACGATTAAATCTTTCTCTAATCGCTTAATTAGTGCGTATGTTGACTCTTTCATATCAACGTATATGATTTTCTCGTTGATTGTTGAACTAAATCCTGCTTCTTTTTGTGTGTATGTTATCATATAAGGTTTAATTACTGCTTCTATTAGTTCTTTCTTTGCGTCTTTATATTCTTTAATCATTCCATATCCTAAATGCTTTGTAGTTATGTTAACGAATGTTGATGCCCATTTATAAAAAGATGGGTATTGATGAAATGGTGTATGTTTACTAATCCAAAATTGGTGGTATATTTGAGAATATGACTCTGGATGCGGTGTACCACTTAAGAATATCAAAGGCAAATGTGAGTATCGTTGTTTAAATTCTTTCGCACCTTTACTTGGCTTTGGGAAACTTCCGTATTTATGATTCTCGTCGCTTATAACAACATCAAATTGTCCATTAATCTTATGTATTGATTCGGTATTTATAACTGTTAAATCAAAAGAAAATGGCATACTAGCAAAGTCTGACTCAATAGATGACATTGCTTTCTTTTTAGTGACAAATAACACTGATTTAGCACCATACAATTTACATACATTTAAAGCAGTCAAAGTTTTGCCAAGACGAACTTCCATAGCTAGGTAAACTATCTTCTTATCTCTTAAAATATTAACTGCTTTCTTTGATAGGTCTAGTTGGTACTGTCTAAGCTCTTTCATATTTTTTAATTAAATAGTTTAAATGTCTTTTTACGTGTTTTAAGTCTTTTAAAACAAAATTAAGCTTTCCTATTGATTCCAACCTTTCAGGATATTTATCAATAATTTCTTGCATTGAATTGCTTACTTTCTCAATTTCTGCATCTATGATTATATTACTTAGCTTTCCATCCATTCTTTTGCTTCTATTTTAGTGTCGTACATAATTATATCTGCTCTAATTAAAGATAGTGCTATGATTGAATTTTCCAAACTATATATTAAATCCGTTCTATTAGGGTATACTTTTTTAATCCAATCAATAGACTCACTATACTTTGCAGATATGCTTTCAATCTTTTTAATTGCTATTATACTATCTATTGTCATAATCCTTGCAGTTCTTTTGAATCCCAAATATCCTTTTGATCTTCATTATTATAACTTTTACTAGCTTCAAACATAATCTTTGTAATACCCCCAGCTGTTGTTGTATGATATTTAACTCCGTAGTGTTTAGCATACGACTTTAAACCAATAGTTAAACTGTTTTGTTTGTACCATTTCTTTAACTCAGGATACGAATTTAAGAAGTTATCGTAAATAGTCTTTACGTTTACCCATTCGTTATTTGGTATTGACGGAATAAATGTGTGTAGTTCACTACTAATTTTATCAATTAGCTTTCTAATCTCTAAATTCTTTGTATTACTACGGACCAATCCATTATTTAAATATTTACGTAAACATTCCATCATGTAATTATCAAACCTAGCCCATTCTTGCTTATCCCAATCGTTAAATAATTTGTTGCCAAAAAACATCTCAGGAGTATAATCAGCATTAAAAAACGTTGACATTTCAACTTCAAACTTCCTAGCTTCATGACTGCCGCCATCCCCTTTTATAGTGTAGTTAGTTGTAATAATAATTTTTGGGCTTTCCTCAACGCTTAATCTTATTGCATCTTTACCTTTATACTCTATACAAATTCCCTCTGTAATAACACTGAATAACGATTCAAAACTAAAATTACGTTCAACGTCATCAAACACTAATATTTGACAATCAGTAGATACATTTTGATAAGGGAATGATTTATTGAAAGTAAATGTTTTACCATCCAATGATTGCACATTTTTAATTTGTTTTAAAGCATTCCAAATTAATCCTTTACCACTTCGTCCATTTGGATTGTCGCTTATCATTTCATCGTTGAATATGATAGCTCTATTGTTTGAATTTGTTTTATACGAATGTAGTAAGTAACCTAGTACAGATTGTAAAGTATTATATCTTTCAACATCTTCACCGCTTACCTTCCAAACAAATGTTCTAAATTGTGATTGGTGGTGATCCGCTTCAATAAAATCTCTATTAATAACTTGTTTTTTCCAAATAGAAATATTTACATCTTTGTAGTCTATAATCTTACGTTCGTTTTTAGTTATGTTTACAATACAATTATTATAAAAAAAGTAAGCATTATCTTTATCGTCTTTCATTACTTGAATTTCTTTTGTAGAAATCATAGAAAGAAAGTCCCGCTTAAAGTATTTAAGATTTCCGCTCATCAAGTTATATACTCCTATTCCTAAATCATTTTGCTCTATGTGAGTAAGTATAAAATCCTTTAAATCGGTTTCGTCCTTAATCTCTAAAAATATCCCATTCTTTTTTATGATATTAAACGTGCTATTTGCATTTGGTTTATTCTTAAAATAATCATATTTCTCTAAGAACTTCTTAAAAAGATAGTTATTAAGGTCTATTTTGCCATTCTGATTAACCGACCAAAATGGCATTAAATTGCTGTCATTCATTAAAATAATTTTTGTTGTGATACGTGGTTATTTATTCGTTGCATTGCTTTATCAAAGTATTCTTTGTCTAATTCACACGCAGTTAAATCGAAGCCATAATCGTGACATGCTATTGCAATACTACCACTGCCTAAATGCGTGTCAAGTATTTTATCGCCTTGCTTTGCGTATTTTTCAATACAATATTTATATAATAATATTGGTTTTTGTGTTGGGTGTTGTTTTTTACCATCCTCATCCTCCATTGCTGAATACCTTTTAAATACTCTAACATTTTTATTTATTGAACACCAAGCTAACTCAGCTTCTGAAAAAGATAAGTTTGGGTTTAATTTATCCCATATTATCCAATTATTATTTAATGGTAATGGAAAGTAATTACCACCCCATATAATTTGATTTTTACTAACTCTAAATAATTCATCAAAATATTCTGAAGATGGTATTTTATTATCCCAATCCTTACCTTGTTTAAATTTATGTTTCCCACTACCCATTGTCATTTTACCAGCATTTATTCCATAAGGAGGGTCGACAATAGCTAAATCAAAATAATTATCAGGATACCGAGCCATTAACTCCATATTATCTTCATTTGTAATTGTCATCATATTATTTTTAAATTATCTACTCTATTATTAAATACATCTTTATCTATTCTTGTTACTTTCTTAAAAGATTCCGATATAAATTTACGTGCTACTTCAGTCGCTAAATGTACATCTTTTTTTCTACTATTGTTTTCTAGTGTCAAAGTTACTTTTGTTTTATATTGATTGCATTTTATAGGCTTTAAGTTACGATTAGTGTTTCTATTCACAACATTACCATAATTACTAATATAGTAATGTTCTTCTAAGTGCGCCCAAATTTCTTCCATTACTTAGTATTTACGATACAGTTAATATTGTTTTTTAATGCAGCACTTTCTTTTGCACTTAAATTATATTCATTTACACTACATTTAATTCCTATTACTTCTTTATTCATTAAAGCATCTAAAACTTCTTGGTCTAATATGAATCCAAATGAATTAGTATAACCAGTCGATGCTGAATAGTCTGCCATGGATAGTCTTCTATTTACAAATTTGATTACTGAATTGTCAGATAATTTAAAGTAAATAATATTCCCTTTATCTATTGATAGTATTATACTACTTTCTAATTGTAACCATAATGCAATGCCAAATGGTCTTTTAGATACTGTATAAGTTCCACCATTGAAATCTATAAAATCAGTTTCGATTGTTCTTTCACCAGTATAAGAATCTACTTCTACTTTTACACTCTTACATTCTTGAGCAAATGTTAAACCTAATGTTAAAACTGCTGCTACTGTTAAAATAATTTTTTTCATAATAATTTGTTTTAAATAAAAAAGCCCCATCGAAGTGTAAAGGTCTCAAGTTTACAAATCGATAGGGCGAATATCTTAAGTGTTACAATGTTTGAGACCTAACACTTTGCTAAATTACTACATTATTTTATATCTGCAATACTTTTATTAAAAATTATCGTTATTTATATTGATTCTAAATAAAATGTTGAATTTTGCGAAAAACGTAAAAAGGTTAAAACTTTGCTTAAAAATGTAGAAACTTTGATGTTTTGTAAGTTGTTAAATATCAATAATTTAAAGGAAACTTGTTTTCAGTTAGTTTGTTGATTTATAGTGGTTTACGTATAAAGTTAAAACTTTTTTCACTTTTTTTTTATTTATTGTTTTAGTGTAATATAGCAAAACACTTTCTACATTTTATTACTTTCTATGAGTATCAATAAGTTAAGCGTTTTTTAAGTTTTTCAAGTTTCCTTTAAAATTATATAAATCAATACGTTACAAAACACCTAAATTTTATACAAGTTTCTACCTTTTCTACTTTTTCTATTCCATCAACAATCCATTGTCGTGCATTATCTCTCTAATTTTATTGCGTACTTGTTCTGCCATTTCAATTTCGCTACCTATTTCAGAGTATTTATATATGCTTCTATAGTATTGGTCCAACTCGTCAATTACAAACGCGTATTTCCATCCGTATAGTGCGCATTTTAAATCTTCGCTGTCTTCTATTGAGTCGAATTCTAGTGTTACTTTTGCCATAATTAAATTTTTATTTTAAGGGTATAGGCTTAAAAAAGTGTAGTAATTCTGCAAACTTGTCCATGTGTTTTATGGAATATAAACCCCTCTATTGCCAATGGTGAATGTTGATATCCACTTTTGTGATGCCATGAATCTGCTGGACTAGGTGAACGTAGCGACTCAATTTGTACGGACATTACATCTTTGCTTGTTTTATGGTGAACGTGATGTGTAAACCAATATCTATGCTTACAATCATGCCAGTGCTGACTAGCTTCGTGGCACATTAATAGCGGTAAATCATTTTGTTTAGCTCCATCCCCATGTGTAGTTCCAATTAAGTTTTTTCCGTATGTTGTATATTTACGATGCGATGGTGAACGATTGAACGTAATGTTTGGGTGTTCGTTATACCATGAATAAATTGAATCCATTAGAAAGAACCCTGACATTTCATCGTGATTAGATACATTATATACAACTTCTAGGTCTGCAATAGCTACGAGCGTACTAATAATGTCGATATAAAGCTGTTTAGCCATTAAGAACGCGTCGAACCACTTTAAATGTGTGTCTTGTTGCGTACCCTTTGTTGTTTGATTTCGCGCGTTATCCGTGTTTAAAACATCGTTACCCACAATAAGTATTATCTTATCTATATTAAATCCGTAAGACTTGTTTATAATCGACGATACGCCATCCTTAACACGTTGCACTGCCATTTGTGAATTGTATTCTTCACCTGTTTCGAATGCAGAACATAATTTATTTACGTGGATATCTGCTGGATCTATAAGTAAACAGTGAGATTCTTCATCTGAATCCGTTCTAATTATCTGAATATAGTTAGGCTTGATATCCTTAACCGATGCTATAAAGTCTTCTTTAAAGTCTTCATATTTGAATGTATCTGTTTCGCCTTTAACATTGATAGAATAGTTTTTACCTTTATACCAATAGTTTTTGATTTTCTCGGGGTCTATCCCTACGGCTTCACACTCATCGAATACACCTTTGTTTTTGGCTCTATCTAGAATTTTAGAAGTTTGCCTCCTTTGACTATCTGTATATTCTAGGTTGTTTTCTTTACAGATTTTCTTTGCAATTTCAGTAATAGTAACTCCTTGTTTGTAAAGCTCTATCATTTCGATTTTAAATTCAACCATTAAAATACGTATTGGTACAATTAAGTAACTACATATTTAGGCAATTGTTTTGCATAAAAAAACTCCTACCAATTACGATAGGAGTCCAAGCAAGAGGCTTTACTACAGCGATTCTGGAGTTACGTTGCTTTTTAAATATAAATCAACAAATTGTTCAATTGTTAATCCGATGTGGTTTTCGCCGTTGTCCCTAAAGAACTTGAAGAAGTCTATTAATTGATTACGTTCCATTTCTTTTGCTTCAAGTATTAACTCACTTTGAGTAGATGGGAACCATTTGTATTCTTTTTGTAATTGCTCTACTAAATAGTCTATTGCTGTCATTTCTTAAAAAAATTAAGTATTATTTGTTTTTTGGTTGCATGCGTAAATGTAAACGTACCATCTATACGATGCGTAAATCCTTTATCATTTAAGTTGCGTTTAAGCGAACAAATTCTACATTCTATTGTCTTACCCTTATTTGCTTTTATCTTGTATCTAGACTCATCTAAATGGTACATAAACATAGGGTAGTTATTTCTACAAGTAAAACATTTCTTCATAATCTATCATATATTGATTTTTCACTTTCACTTAAGTCTTCATAGGTACAACTAAATCCGCTTATCATTTCTTGCTCTGTAAAGTACGCTTCGTTTTTATATCTTAAACCTACTTTTGTTTGCATTCTAAGTTTCTCTAACTCCATACGTTTTAAGCCCTCTATTTGGCATTTATGTACCTTTGTCGCACGTTTGTTTAACTCTTTTAATATAGTCACGTTAAACGGCTGTTTATGCAGTCTGTTCGTAAGAGTCTCTGTGCTTAACTTTCTTGCTAATTCACTTGTCATAACATTTCTTTTAATTTATTAATATAAGTAATATGTGCAGCTAATTCACATTTAAATAATCCTAAATATTTTAATTTTCCATTTATTTTAATTTGAGACATCCATTTTTTAGCAACTTTATTCCAACAAACACCAGTATATTTAGAAGAACCAACTCTATCTTTAGACGCATTTTCTCTTTGACTTATTATTTGTAGATTTTCAATCCTATTATCTAATCTATTTGCATTTATGTGGTCTATTACTAATTTAAGAGTACCATCAGTTTTGTGATTTAAAAAAGTTATAGCCACTAATTTATGAACTGTTATTGTTTTTGGAATGCCATTTTTATAAAAAACTACATTAAAATATCCTCTTCCATCAACTGATTTTTTTAATATTTTTTCTTTAGTAATTCGATAACCATTTGCGCATCTCTGTTCTTTTGGCAAACTCTTCACATTACCTAAATTACTAACTTCATAAAGTCCCTCGTAATTTTGGATTGATTTCCATACTTCCATAAGATTAAATATTAAAAAAGATTACGATTCCAATTATAATAACTGCCAAAATGATTTTCGCTAATTTCATATTAAAGACTTGTATAATATTTTGGTCTATCATCTGTAAAATACTTTTCTTTCATTTTTTTAACAAGTTGCATTTGCTCTCTGTCCTTTTCGATAGTATTTATTACATAATAAATAAATCCACCTACAATTAATTCAATCATTTTCTTTTGTTTTAAAGTTTCTACAAATCTAACACTTTTATTATAATATCATAACAATTCAAGAAAAAAGTTAAAAAAAAAAAACGCAACCCTTTTGAGATTGCGTCAGATATACTATTCTATAGTATATGTTGTTATTCTTTTATCTCGAAGTGCATAAAATCATACCCCTTTTCTTTACCTAAAGATACAAAACCATGTT